GCCTTCTTATCGTCATCCCACGCCATTCTGCGTTTTCCTCTTTGTTGTTGTTGAAAATAAAATCGGTCGCCCATTGGTTTCCTCATTTTTAATATTACATATTATATCTCGATTTAACATTTCTGTCAAGAAATATTTTTGCTTTGCACTAGATTTTTTCGATGTCAATACCATACTGCTCCAAGTGAGTTAATTTTCCAAGGTCATATGCTATTGAAGCAGCATAAAATCCTCCAACTCCTAGGCTTTCGGTTTCTTCTAGTACATATATTGAGTAACACTTGCCTGCGTACTTATTCTGATACATAGGGTCTTCATATTCTTTTTCTATAAGTGCAGGCGCATGATAGAAAGCAGACCAAACTCTTTCTCCTACACTAAAATCTTCGGCCACACACTGTTCAGGCAGGTATGCATAACCCTTTCGTTCCTCTACTAATGCAGGTCGTGTTGGTACTCCTACTCTTTGGAGTATAGATTTTATAAACCCCGTAGAGCGGTACATACTTTGAGAGATTTCAGACACAGACTCACCACGTAGATAAGACATTATTGCGTCTTTTATCTCTTCTTTACTTGCAGGCTTACCTTTAAGCTGAGCTTTTCTCTTCGCTCTAAAACTTAATTTGTCTTGAAAATCTTCTATTATCCTATTAAGTCTCGTAGTATTATACGAGATGTTCAGGATTCCACACGCTTCTTTCTTCGTTATCGGACTCTCTCTCGACAACAATTCTATAACGTGGGCTATGTTCTCTTGTGTTAGTTTCTCGTGTTCTTTCTTCTTCACCCTTGCCAAGTAATTCATCCTCCAACTTAAATAATAAACAGCACATTGCATGAGCGAGGTGTGATAACCCCGTCTCTTCGTCTAACTGTTCTCCATCTATGTGAGCAAAGATATGTCTTAATGCAGCACTCGTATATCTATTCTGTAGATCATCTACTTTACGCCAGTTCTCCGCATCATACTTCTCTGCTCCATAGGTCAATACCTTTCCTACTTCAAGTATTGACTTCGGAGGTAACAGATAAAGTTTTGGCTTATCGCCATCATATTTTCTACCTTCCATAATTTCTTCTACCTTTTTAAAATCTACTCCACCGCCCATTATACTCTAGTTATCCTTTCTTCATACTCTGCTTCGTCTTCATTCCACCAAGGTGGTTTGTCTCTATACTTCCATGATGCAAATGTAGCTTTATCTTTATGATAAAACTTTCGGTATGCTACTACTGCATTTGATCCTTTGAGTTCTTCAGGCATAGCCTGAGCGAAAGGTGTGAGTCCAATTCTTGGTATAGATACGGGCTCGGGTAATTTGAGTATGACGTCATGCACTGATTTATGGCTTTTACCGTATCGGTATCCATACTCGTCATTGAGCGCAGCTGCATAACAGTGTAGCCACTCGAAATTATCCATGCTAGTACGACTCCAGATAGTGCAAGGATGGTTATGCATTGTAGGCAAGTAAGGGAAGTCCCTCGGGTCATTTTGTTTTTTCTCTCTCAATAAAGCTAACTGTTCTTTACTTAGCTTCTCGGGTACATACCCTAAGTATTTATCAACCCACATATTAGTGCACAGCATTTGAGCTGCCTCTAAAGGCATTTTGACTATGTGTTTGTCAACGTGATACTCTGCACACTTATCGTGATTTTCGTCAAGTATAAAAATATTCATGCAAGTATTATACTAGAAAATGTAATTGATGTCAAGATTTTTTTCGGCTTTTCGCCTTCATTGATTCTACATCAAATTCTTTTTGCCAGGGCCAATACCCCGTGGCTTTTTTATCCCCGTAAGCCGCACCCAATAGCAATACTACTGGAAAACTAATTAGTAACAGAGTTAAGATCATCTACTGCTTTCCTTACGCTTGGGAAGTGATCCCCGATTATACTCCAGCATCTTTCTGCTATTTCGGCATGCTCTTGTTGAGTTCCATTCGCTCTACGAAGTTCACAATAGTGAATCCAGCTACGAAGTGTGCCAGCCATATATAAAGTAGTACCACTCATACCTTCTGGAAGAAGAGCACGTGCTTGTTCTTTTGCAACGCCATCCTCCAAAGCACCTTCATAAGCTTCTCGTGCAGTTCTCAAAACTTCTGTTTGTGCCATTGAAAATCGTTCGTTCACTCTTCTATGGCAAGTATTATGGTAGTCAAGTGTAATACTATTTTGTCTATTTTTCTTATCTTGCAACCTGGCTTCACGAATTTCAAAAACATTAGTTACAGCGTATCTCTGGCTAAACTCTTGGAAAGAGAAGCTTCGATGCCGTACTATTTGGTGGGAGATATCTCTTGTAGTTTGAATTTCCATAGTAAGAGATACCATTTCAAACGGGCTCCAATGACCGTGTTTGATTAGGTACTTCAATAATCCTGGAGCTGTTTTATTGTTGTTCTGATTGTCAGGGTTACTTACTCTTGCACAGTAAGCTATAAATTCATCCGCCGTGTTGCACCCTGTCGAGGCAGACGGCTTGCTTAGAGCTACTAAAGCTACATTCATTAAACATTTTCCAATCTAGTCATTAATCTTTCTGCTCGCTTTCGTACTTGTCTGTACCATAAGGAATCTCTTCCTTCAGCGGCAGCCCTTTTCCAGTCATTTTGCTCTATGGCTTTATTCATATTTTTGAATTTGGACAGTCTGGGTCTGCCCATATTGAACATCATATTGACCAGGATTTGCTGGACTTCGTCGGGAAAGGCTCCAAAACTCCCTTCTCCGTATAGAGCACAACACTCTCGCTCGGCAATTTCAAGGTCTCTAGCGAAACACGCCCTGACTCGTTCTTCAGTAACTGCTGTTCCAATCGGCCTTCCGAATTCCTCGTCGTCTTCGACGATAAGATGACCGACGCCAAAGGTTGGATAGCCGAGGTGGTCATTGTAGATTCCATACACTACTCCTTCATCAATCTTAAGCTGTTCGTAAACTGCTTCTCTGTTCATGTCATTTTTCCACGTGGATCTAGTCTTGATCTCTTGATCCAGCCTTCGATCTGCTTTCTTTGTTTTTCTACTTCATCTGCTTGTGACTGAAGTTTTTCCTCAAGATCATCAATCCTCTTCTCTTGAAACTTCAGCCTGTCCGCTTGCATCTCGATCTCGTAATTCTTCATTCTGCTTCTCCTCATAATTTTTATTCATTTTGAGAATAGCGTTGGTGATGTCTTTCCTTGTTATTCTCTTGTACTTCCATGATCCATATAGATTGTCTAGATCTATCATTTCCCATTTCTTAGTTTCAATAGCTTAGTTAAGCTTTCGACTTCTTTTTCTAACTTTTGAATTTTCTTCATTAATTCGTCATACCCATCAAAGCATTCTAAAGGACAGGGAGGATGAGAGTCTTTCTCTAACTTTTCTATTTTTTCATTATGTTCTAATAGTATTGTTTCTATTCGCCGTTGTCTCATTAATATACCTTTACAAGATCCCAGTTCATTGGCTCGTGTGTTCTGATCTCAATGAGCTGGTCATCTTCATCTTTAAACTTTATATAATTAGGTTTTAAACTGTAAAACTTTTTGGCTTTGTACTTCTTTGGAGTTCTTTTAAAAGTCTCACGTCCTTTTTCATCTATCTGTTTTTCAGATGCAAAGTAGACTGTCAACTGGTATTCCTCTCGGATTATGGTTTTCCACCAGTGTACGAACCAATTATCTTTTACTTGATGTTCAAATTTTTCATCAGTCATTTTTGCAACTCTTGGTTCTTCTCAAGCCATTCTTCAGCTTCATCAGCGACTTCTGTTGCTTCCCTGTAGTAGAGAATAATTTCTTTCTGCTGTCGTATAAACCTACGAATCTCTTGTAGATTGTAAGCCATGGCTTCATAGCCTGTAGGCGTAAGAGCAAAGACTACAAACTCTCCACCTAATAATTGTTCTACTTTTTGTACTGATTCTTCGTAATTATTTTTAGTTATTACAAACCAGTTTACATCTTCCATTTTAATTTCTTGAGGCAAAGGTGGTTGGTAAATATCCATCTTTACTTCTTCTGTTATTACTTTTACTGGAGGTGGCGGTGTAAAATCTACTTTCGGAAGTACACTACAACCACTACTCAGTGCTATCGTAAGCGCGCTCACTAGCGGTATCGTCGGCTTCATCTAATTCCCTACTGTCTGCTTCCACTTGACGGAATACTCTGTCGGTTCCTCTGTTAATCTTTGGCTCTATCTCATCAGGATTAGAACGTGCAGATTGTGTTAAGTTATGCCGTTTAACCATACTCATATATCTATTCTTATCAGACTCTAATGAGTTATTCTTAACTGTTAAATCAGCAAAGGCTTGTGCCTGTTTCTTCATCTGTTCCTCTAACTTACGAATAGTTCCTTCGTTAGTCTGAGCAGCAGTCTGAAGAGCTACGTTTTCCTGTGTTTTACTTGCAATCTCCATCTGTTGTTGGGCGATACGGTTATCTTTCTCATTTATTACTACTTTATGATAAGCAAACCCCGCACCACCCACAACTAGGATGATTGGAAGCATTTTGATCATTCCAAGCATACTATAGTCCTTTACTTACAAAGCTGTAAGTACTCTTGCTCCTGAATATTTATCAAGCTCACACAAGACCTTTTGTTTTCCTGAAGATGAGGAAACAACAAACTGAACCTTGTATACGCCTTGAGAGCTACGAATCCTTGCTAAGCGATATCGATTTGCTCCCAAATATTCTGATTTAACTTCGTTTTTGCAAGCTGTAAACGCTTTATTTTTATCAATTATTTTCGCGTTTGCAGGTACTGCGACTAGTAGGGCTAGGGTTCCTATTCCTATTAAGGATAGAAATTGTTTCATACTACTTTTCTCCTTATAACTTGGCATCGTTGCCAGTTTTGCTACTTTCATTTGCCCAATAAAAATAGCGTTATGAGTCGGTCAGTTTATCCACATCATCATCAACGTCTAATTGACCGTTATCGACAAGGTAGTCCACGGCATGTTGGATTCCGACTCTGCGTCCAACGTACCATGAATGTATTCCACACCCTATTAAACATAGCGTAAATACTGCAAAAGCTGCTATTGATGTTTCCAAGTTCCTCTCCTTTAGGTATGATTTTCCAGATTGTTATATTATAATAGAAATGACATATTTTGTCAAGAAAAATTTTTTAGATGTGGAGACAAAAATAATTCTTGACATGTGGTCTCACTTTTAGTATAATATATAAAATGAGAAATTACACAAAAAAACCTTGGAGCATGAAAGAGCGAACAATACTATCAAAGTATTACTATAAAATGCCCTTAGAGGAAGTAGAAGCACTGCTTCCTGATCGTACTCCAAATGCAATAAGAAAGCAAGTTTTATACTTGAGGAAAAGAGGATGGCCGTTTAAGCGTGAAAATAAAGGTTAGAAATAATAATGTAGAGAGTGCATTAAGAGTTTTTAAGAAGAAGTGTAACGAGGTAATATTTGAATACCGAGAGCGAGAATACTATGAAAAGCCAAGCTCAAAAAGACACAAAGCAAAACAAGCTGCAAAAGCAAGAGAGCGTCGAAGACAGCAGAAACAAGACATTTTTAATGGAAAAAGTAAAAAAATTTTTTAAACGTCGCAAGGGATGGAGCGATCCTGACCCCGACGAAGTCTCCATTGATAACGCATACAAGACGCGTTGGATATGGTATCACACAATTCTTGCACTAGAATTACTTATGGTAAATATACTACTAGTTGCAATACTTATTGTGTTAGCAATTAAACTTTAGGAGTAAAACATGGACGGAACTAACTTTGAATTAGTTGGGGACTTTATGGAATCAATGGATCAGGAAGTAAGGATTAAACCTTCTTTTCCAGAAGAAGAAATACAAAAGCTGAGAAAGGACTTGATCGAAGAAGAACTCGATGAGCTTACTTATGCACTTGATAATAAAAACATGGTTGAAATCGCAGATGCACTTACTGATCTACTATACGTTGTGTACGGAGCAGGACACGCATTTGGAATTGATTTAGACGATTGTTTTGCAGAAGTTCACAGAAGTAATATGAGTAAGCTAGGTCCCGATTTCAGACCAATAAAAAGGGAGGATGGGAAGGTCATGAAACCTGCCACATACTCCCCGCCTGATCTCAAAACTATACTAGCGATCTGAATAAAATAGGTGGTCGCCTATTGTCGTTTTATGACTATATGCGTCTGCCCAATAAGGATCTACTTCATTACTATGATACCAATATATATCGTTGGGCAGTACAGGTGAATCTTTGTTTTTTGCCCTCATATATGCAATCATGTAGGATAGATTATATACTGCTCGATGCCTTGGTTCATCACTTAATCCATCACAATACCAGCTAAACTGGCACACTCCTTCTCTTCGTTGCTTTACTACTGCACATATAGTGCTAGGCCACCTTGAATCTTTTACCCGATTTAAAGTTACGTCCGCTACCGCGTACATACCTTCTATCGACTGATTCCTTGCTTCGAAATAGATGTTTTTTGCTAGACATTTCACTTCGTCCGCCATTACCCAAGTACTGCTCGCCACCAAACCAATGGCTAGTATTACTCCTCTCATTTAAAGACTCCATTACAAATTCACCAAATGATCTACAGACTTTATGTCTATAGGCCAGCGTCCCTCGTTAAGCTCCATCTTTATAACTTCAGATTTACCAGAACCCATATACGGTGTAGCAGATCTACGCTGCATTTCAAGTAATCCTGCGGTTACTGCGAGTCGCTCGGTTTCATACAAACCAACGACGGATAGGGTGTCCCCTATACCGCCGTTCTTGTACTGTTCGCGTATTACTGTTAGATAGAATGTTCCCACTTATCTAACCTTTTGTAGCGGCGCGTTTGACGCGAGGTGAGTTTGGCTTTCGCTTTGCACGATAGCTTCCATGGGACACTATCTTTTTTCCGTCCCGTCTCATCTTGATAATCTGATCTCGGGTCAGATCCGCCCGTATTAAAGTTTTTGACATAAATTCTCCACTCCTCTTTCCCATGTTCCAGAAATGCTCTAGCTAAAGAGCACTTCTCTTGAATTGATTTCAGACTGTCGTACCTGTTCTTCTTTCGTCTTTTCGGCAATAGCACGCTTTCTCTCTAGCATCCACTCGTAGATGTGGTCTGGCATTTCCATCGTGTTTCTACATAATGCCATCGCTTCTACCCACTTTAAACCATCTGCACACATACCACCTACTATGATAAACCACTCAAACTGTTCTTCTGTCATTTTGCCTCCTAGCAGTAATAAGGTCGTTCTTCGGGAAAAGCCTGTGCGGGATGATCTTCGATTGTTGCTCTCAGATTTGATCTACCCCATATGCCGCCTTTCATTAAAAATCTGTCGTCTCCGTTTCCTTCTGAGTCTACTCCGTCAAGAGATCCGTA